TCATCTTCTCCTGGTACTTTGATAAAAGATCAAGATGCTACTATTGAAGTAGAAATGTTGTCACAACCAGTTATATCAAACGCAAACTCTACATTTTCTTTTGAACCAGTAGTTAATTTGGCCAGTAATTCAACGTATGTTTTCAATGTGACAAAGGATGTTCAAGATAAAGATGGTAGTGAAACCTCGTTTACCGTTGGTACAGGTTTTGTTACGGATAATACTAGAAGTTTAATTTTAAGTTCTAGACCTGTTAATGGTCACATTATCAATTTACCATCGGATAATGAATTAAAGTTTGAGAAAGATGAAGTTGTTAAAAAATCTGGAAGAAATTTACCAGTGGCAACTGTTATTAAACACGATGAAGTTTCAGTATTAACTTACGATCTAAACCCCGTTTGTTATTTTATAAATGTGGCGTTTACTGCCGCAAATCCGTGTGTGATAACAACCTCAACTGATCACGGACTATTTGCTGATAATAAAATTACGATATATGATATAGTAAGCGGTAGTGGATTATCAAAAAGAACATACTCAATATCAAGTGTAACAACAAATACAATAACATTAGACGGTGTTAATACATTATATGGTACTGCTGGTAGAATAAATTTTTATGTCGATTTTTCTGCTGATGATGAGATTGTTTCCACGGGTAGAACAAAAATTTTGCCTCCTCGAGAATCTGTTTGGGCAGGCACAGATATTCCTATAACTCTACCAGCGCCTTTTTCAATACCTACTATACCAGGAATACAGACTCCATCATTTCCAATCGAAAGTTTTCAGGCAACAGAAGTATCAGATAATATACAAATAAAGGCGACCTCAAACCCAAGAAAAAATTTTGTTGATATAGAATTAAACAAGGAACTGCATCAATTTTTACCAACGACCGCTACTAAACATTTTGCGAAGAGTATAAGATTTGATGACACAAATAATCAACTAAGTTATGTTCCAGTGACTGGTTCAGAATCAAATATTATTAAATCTACTGATAATTTCGCAAATAATATTATTTTGAAGCAAGGCACAATCACTATGTTTGTGAGTGCAAACACAAATCCTACTCATAACACACACCCATTTAACACATCTGCACCTACAGTAAAAGATTTTGTGCCAGATGCGAATGATGCAATAACAAGAAATTTAGAGGTTATAGAAATTACAAGGAGCGGTACGACCGCAACAGTTTTTACAAATTCAATACATGCTTTAAACATAGGCGACTCAATAAAAATAGAGGGTTGTAACGAAACCGATTATAATATTTCTGCAACCGTACAAACTATTGTTGATCCATTTAGATTTACTTATGAAGTTGAAAATGAACCTAGATCGCCTGCAACTCCTTTTTCAGGAAAAATCGATTTAAAAACAGGAGAAACTCCTGCACTACAAGCAACTGCTTTTCAGGTTCGTTTTAGTCAATCTATGAATACGAGTACAATAAGTGTGGCAAATGCTACACATTTCATTTATGCGAATGGTACTTCTTCAACTACTGGTTATGACAAAACGACAGCCACTATTCAATTATCAGATGATAATTTTGCTACATCAACTGGTTTAGTGAATTGTAAATCAATATCAGCAAATACAGGCAATTCTTTATTTACGATAGTTCCAGAAACACTATTACGTGGTAAATCCTATAAAATAAAAGTCACTACAAATGCCAGAGATCTCGGAGATACAAATACGGATGTAGATTATATCACAACTAATACTTTTTCAACTGGTACAAAAAGTTTTAATCCATCGACTGGTAAAGAACTTGTTTTTGTTGATAACATACCACCAAAAATAAGAAAAATAACTCTAGGTTCAAATGTGCTAGAAAGTTCAAATGTTGAAGAAATTTCTGCTCCGCCTACTGGTATAGCGGTAAATTTTAGTGACAACTTTGTTGTACAATTTAATGAATCGATGAACGTTGAAACAGTTAATGTCAATTCTACTAATACAGACCCTTTCGGTACAATACAAGTTTCGGATGATGATTTCGTTACAGTCATTCAAATGGATGCACAACCGACCGTTTCAACAACAAGTGAAAGAAATGATACATTCACATTTAGTCCAGCGAGTAATGTATCATCAAATGCGACATACGTTGTAAAAGTTACAAAAGGTGTTGCAGATGAATCGCCAAATCAAAATTTTTTAGAAAACGATAATGTATCTTCTACGAAAACCCTAACTATTGGAAGTGCAACTGGATCATATACTGTAGGAGAAACGGTTATTGGTACGAGAACTGCAACTACGAGAGCAAATAGCGGAGCCGTTACTCTTAACGAAACTTTATTAGGAACGACATCTTTGGCAAAAGGTATATTAAGGGCACACACTCCTGGTAGTGGCACTCTTACGTCAATAGAATACACCGAGATAGCAAGCGAAGATGGAACAGTAAAAGAGTTTTTACCAGGTGAAGTATTAACAGGTCTCACATCTGGTAAAACTATAACAACATCAAATGCTACTATAACGCAAGCCGCCTCTGGTGTGGTTTTAAATTTTACGGACCCAAGTTTAAGAATAAGACATTCGAATACTTCAATAGCCTTTGATACTACAGACGGTATTTTGACAGGTGTTACATCAGGTGTTAAAGGCACGATGACGGCAATTACTAATACTGGTTTTTCAACTCAATCGACTGCCTTGAGTGTAACATCATTTATGAGAAATACGTCTGATACGTTATTGGAATTATCATCAAGCAGAACAGGTATTGATCACGACTCAAATGTTATAATAAAATTTAGTCAAACGATGAATGCTGATACTATTGTTGTAAATTCAACTGATACTCAAGTAAATTCATCTGATACTGTAATATTGTCCAAAGATAGCAATTTTACAAATTGTGTACCTCTTTTGACAAGTCCATCAATATCTGAAAATGGAACAAAGTTTGAGTTTAAACCTGCAATACTTGCTAATACAAGTTTAAGACTATCACAACATGATTATTACTATGTTAAAGTTACAAGAGGAGCAAAAACGAAAGGCTCAAAAAACACCGCCTCTGAATATACGTCTTCAAGTGCAAGAATAGGAACAGGAATATCTCCTGATTTTAAGGGTATAAACGCATCAGTGTTTGCCACAGATGGCACGGAAGTAATTTTAGGCACCGAAAATAATAATAGCAAAACCAGTTCTGCATCAGTTAATAGTCCAATAATTTTTCATTTTAGCGAGGCAGTAAGTATATCAGCCTTTGTCTCTGGGGCTGAAATATTGATTGATAATGATTCTGGTTTTGGTTCACCAGTAACAGTTACATTAGCAAAATCTGGTAGATTTGGAAATCAAATTATAGCAACACCATCATCTGCATTGAGTGCAGGAACACGTTATTACGTCAAAGCAAATTCTGGAGGATCAAATGATGGTGGACATGCCATATCTACTGCACAAGAATTTGGATCTTTTACAACCGCATCATAAGGAGAATAATGGCATTGGTACCAGCAACATTAGCAAGTCAACTTGAAGCCGCCATGAAGGCCGCACAAGCAGATCCGACACCTGCGGCACAACATAAAATGGCACAGGATATGGCTACCGCAATAGATTCATTTGTTAAGACTGCAACTGTAACAACTCAGGTGACAGGAACTGCGGTAGGTGGGGTATGCACTCCATCAGGCCCAGTAGCAGGAGCAACCGTCACAGGGACAGGGACAGGAGCACCAGGAACAGGATTGAGTTAATGGCGTTAGATAAATCAACATTAGAAATAAGATTGAGACTTGCGTTTGCAAAATCAAGTACAAATCCTTCACCCAGTTCACAGACAGAATTAGCACAGGATCTTGCAGATGCGATTTTTCAATATTTAATTGGTGCAACTGTTTCAACGACAGTAACAGGAACTGCGGTAGGTGGAGTTAATGCTAGTACAGTCACTCCTGGTGGTCCTGTGCCAGGACCAATAACCGCTCCTGCAACCGTAACAGGAACAGGAACTGGCACACTTTCTTAATAAATAATAATATGGCTACCGCAGATACAACAAGACAATACTACATTTCTCAAAGTGATAAGTATAACTCATTTGATGATGTAGCAAAAGAATATTTAGATAAAAGGTTAAAAGCGACACAATACGTAGACTTTGGTGTTAAATTTAACAAAAACCCAAATACAAATGATATTGCAATTTTGCGTGGGGACAACGCAGTAAAGCAGAGTGTTAAAAATCTAATTAGAACAAATAGATTTGAAAGATATATGAGACCAGATGTTGGATGTGATCTGACAAAACTATTATTTGAACCATCTAATCAAATTACGGAAATACGAATAAAAGAACTTATTGCAGAAACTATCAAAAATCATGAAAAAAGAGCAATACTCAAAAATGTTGATGTAAAGTCTGTCAGAGATGGATTAGGTTATGATGTAACAATTGTTTTTGCTGTAAAAGGAAGTGATAACCCAGTAACTTTTACGACTTTTTTAGAAACAAATCAAGGATAATTTATGGCATCTCCATCAAACTTGAAATTAACAGGACTAGACTTTGATGAACTCAAAGATAATTTTAAAAATTATCTTGCGGCTCAAAATGAATTTACAGATTATGATTCGACTGGATCTGCATTTTCAGTTCTTCTTGATGTGCTTGCATATAATTCACATTTAAATGCTTTCTATTTAAATATGGTTGCAAATGAGATGTTTTTGGATACTGCAATAAATAGAAATTCACTTATGTCCTTATCAAAAATGTTAGGATATTTACCAAAATCTAGAAAAAGTTCGTATGCAAATGTAACTATATCGGTAACACCTAATGACAATCCTTCTAACATAACCATAGCAAAAAATACAAGATTTAAATCTGAAATTAATGGTATTACTTTTACATTTGTTACAGATCAATCTTATTCGGCAGTTGCAAATGGAAATTCAACAGTAACTATTCCTAATATAAAATTGGTTCAAGGAGAACCTCTTACATTTAGATATACTGCCAACACTTCTAATGATACAATAAAATACAAAATACCAAATACTGGTGTTGATACAGATTCAATTACAGTAACGTTACAAGAATCCGAGGAAAACACTACTCAAAGTTCTTATACTCTTGCTACAGATCTATTGGATATTAATTCCACATCAAACATATTTTTTGTAGAACCTGATGCAGATGATACTTTTCAAGTCAAATTTGGGGATGGTATATTAGGAAGAAAAGAAAAGACAGGAAATATTGTCATTATAGGATATAACATAACAAATGGAACTTTAGGTAATGGTGCAAGAATATTCAGTCCAGTCTCTACCGTTGGAGGATATGCAGGCGCATCAGTCACTACTATATCATCTTCCGTTGGTGGATCGAATGAAGAGACAAATGATAATATAAGATTTAATGCACCAAAACATTATGAGGTGCAAAATAGGGCCGTTACTGCAAACGATTATAAAAGAATAATAACAAGAGAATATCCACAAGCAGAATCGGTAATTGTATATGGAGGTGAGAATGCTGATCCTCCTCAATTCGGAAAAGTGTTTATAGGTGTAAAACCTAAATCGGGTTTAGCGATCACAACATCCGTCAAAGATTTTATTAGAGATGTTTTGAAAAAATATAATGTTGGTTCGATAACACCTGAGTTTGTAGACATAGATTACATATATCCAATATTGACTTTGACAGTTAATTATGATTCACGATTTACAAATAAAACTACGTCTGTTCTTAGACAAGATGTTTTAAATTCTTTAACCTCTTATTCTACAAATGAATTGCAGGAGTTTTCAAAACAGTTGAGAATTTCAAAACTAACAAGAACCATTGATGATACAAATAATTCTATTGTAGGCAATGAACTTACACTGAAACTTAAAAAATCTTTAAATCCAACATTAAATCAGAAGTTAAATTATACAATTCGTTTTAGTAATCCTATTCATCATCCTCATGCTGGTCATTTAGGTGCAATCACATCAACTGAATTTACGATATTAGATGGTGAAAACATATCTAGAAGTGGTTGTAAATTTGATGATAAAGATGGGATAATTAGAATTTTTAGAATTGTCGATGGTAATAAAAAAATTGTTTATGAGAATCAAGGAACAGTTGACTATGATAAAGGTGAAATTCTTTTAAGTCTTTTTAATCCAACCGCATATGTAGGAGCATCATTAGATATTATTGTCAATCCTCAAAATCAAGATGTACAACCATTAAGAGAACAAGTTGTATTGATTTCTGAGTCGAATGTCAATATAACGATGAATGATGTTTCAAGTGTGAGAACAGGTTTGACAACAACCACACAAACCTCTACAACGACAACATCTGCAACAACATCATCTAGTTCAACTTATTAAAATGACTGAATACCTAACTGACGAAAAAAATAATAAGGTCATAAATTCTATTGTTCCTCTTTTGGAACAACAATTTCCTGAATTTATTCGTGAAGATGCCCCAACTTTCATAAACTTTATGAAAGAGTATTACAAATGGATGGAGGCTAGTGAATTAAAAATAACAGATGTAATTCAGAACGAATATAGATTTACATTGGAGGATGATGATACAAATTTAGAATTGGAGGATGGTTCGAATCTTACTCTTGAAAGTACAAGAGAAACAACTAATACAAGTATTCTTAGTTCATTTGAAAAAAATGAAAAGATCGTAGGACAAACATCCGGTGCGGTAGGTATTGTTGACCGAGATATGACAACATCAAATACTGTAATTTATGTATCTGGATTAGAAAGAACTAAATTTTTAAGCGATGAAGTTATATTAGGTGATAATAATAGAACAAAAGCCACAGTAACATCATTCTCAAAAAATCCATTATTTGCTTCTAAATCTCTTTTAGCAGAAAGAGATATTGATTTAATTGACAATAATATAGTCGATTTATTTCAAAAAGAATTTGCAACAACATCAGATACAAATATTTTAACAGAGAAGAGAGATTTTTTCAAACGAATTTTTAATCTTTATAGATCAAAAGGCACTGAATATTCCTTTGATATATTTTTTAAATCTTTCTTTAACGTACAAGATCTTGAAGTTTACAGACCAAAAACAGATTTATTAAAACCTTCTTTTGGTGATTATAGAAGAGAGAAAACTCTTAGAATTATTACAAGTGATGCTAACGATAGATTTGAATCCAGAATAATTACAGGTCAAACATCTTCCGCAAGTGCCACAGTTGATAGAGTAGAAAATTTTCAATCTGGTGCATTGACAGTAACAGAATTGTTTTTAACAAATATTGTGGGCACGTTTGTGGTAGGTGAAAATATTGTGTCATCTGAATTTGAAGGCACAACAGGAAGCGGTACTGCACAAGGAGTTATAACAAACATTAATATTACAAGTGCAGGTACGAACTATAAAGTTGGCGACACCGTTACGATTACTGGAGGTGGTGGACAAGATGCCGCCGCTAGGGTATCTCAAATTGGAACTGGTGCTATTACAGGTTTTACAATTTTTGATGGAGGTGATGGTTATGTAAACACCGCAGTATTGACTGTAAATAATTTTGCTACTGGTGGTACAGGTGTATCTGGTGATGTAAGTAATATTGCTCATACGTTTACGTTTTCAATTAACGAAGACATTATCGGCAATTTTACTACTGTGGTTTTTGATGATGCTAACTATAATTTGTCTGGACAAGAAACAACATTAAGAACTACAAGATTAGTTGATGCATTTGGTTTTTCTGCTCTTCAAATTGGTTCGATAGCAAATGTGAGAGCAACTGGATTAGGTTCTGGATATGAATTGTCTCCGATAGTATCAATCGTTCAAGATAATATTGTAAAATTTAATGATCCTGCGGTTGGGATAATTAACTTAAATGATGATCCTGATTCAATTTCAGAAACTAATGCTATATCAGGTACATTTACGACTGGTGAACGTATTACATCTAATTCAGGTAATAAGGTAGGAACATTTCTAGGTTTAGTGAGTAATACTTCAACCTTAAATGATCCTGCTAGATTTCGTGCTAGACCTATATTGTATACTGGTACTTTTAATGTAGGTCGAAATGATTTGACAATTAATACTTCAAACTATATTAACTCTACAATACCTACAGTTTATGACATACAATTTAACGCACCTACTGAAACTGCTGGATTAGAAGACACAAACACATTTGTTTTTCGTAGAGGTATAAATGCCGCCAGCGTAACAGAATCGACAAATACAGACACAACTATTCAATATACCTCTACATCAACATCTATCACAGGTGCATTTCAAACATTACAATTTCCTATTACCAGTGTAACAAGGTCAAGTACAACTGCAACTGTAACAACTCCTGTTAAGCATGGACTTGATGATGGACAAAAGGTTATTTTAACTGGTGCAGATCAATCTGATTATAATGGTGAAAAAACAATTACTGTTGCATCTGACTCAACTTTTACTTTCACTGTTTCTGGTTCACCAGCAACTCCTGCTACTGGAACAATTAAATATGACGAAAATGTAGCAGTTAAATTTACACTACCAAAGGGTCATAAAGCAGATGATAGATTTTTGTTTTCCGCCATAGATTTTACGTCAAACGAAAAAATTACTGGATTTACATCTTCTGCAAATGCAACGGTAAATACTGGTACTGCTATTGCTGATGGTGGCATACGAGGTAATAATGCGGTTATTGATGTTGCTGGATTGGCCGCAGGATCTGTACGAGATATTGATCTCATAAACTTTGGTGTAGGTTATACCAGTGCTCCAACATTATCATTAGCACTTAAAGGTGGAGGTAATGCTTTACTAACGGCAAATATTGGTGCCGTAGGTGAAAAGACTGGCGAATATTTGAATGAGGATGGTAGACCAAGTTCTATAAAAAAACTAACGGATAGTAATTATTATCAAGATTATAGTTATTCTCTCAGATCATCAAAACAGGTTTCTGAATATGAAGAAACTATAAATGATTTGTTACATCCAGTGGGCACAAAATTATTTGGTGAGTTTAAACCAATCTCTCCTACCCTACAAATGGGTTTTGATCATCTTTTAGCAACTGAAGCAAATGATATTTTAATTCTCGAAGATGGTGATAATATTTTAATGGAACAATATTTTGAACCATCCCATAGTATCAATTTAGATAAACTTCAAACCCTATCTGCTGGTGGTACAGGCCGTACAATCTCAATAACAGGTAATTCAGATGTAATTACATCTGATGAAGGTTTAACAGATGAAATGACATTAGAAGATGATTCTGGTGTTATGATATTAGAAACTAATGATAACTTCTTATTAGAGACTGGTCATACATCAACTGATTTTCCAGAAAATTTTCCTGAGGGTTCTAAAATTATTATAGATGATGAGCAAGCATTTGAAATTACATACGGTGAACTTTTACTCGAAAAAACTTTATCTGGTACTTTAAATTGTTCATCATCTAACGTTCTTTCATATTTTGTTTTAGGTAATTCAAGTGCATCTTTTACAGTTGGTGAAGAAGTTTTTCAAGGTGATAAAGATAGTATTATTCTAGATTCTGATAATGGAACCAATTCTGCGAATATAGTTTCTTATTTTTTAACACTTGAAACAGGAACAAAATTTGTTTACGAAGATAACTCGTTATCATTATTAGAATCTACTGCTAATCCGATTCAAGCAAACACAGGTGATATATTATTAGAAAGTTCAAATTCAAGTGTTTCTGATATTCTTTTTCTTGAAGTGCAAAACACAAATTCAAATGGCACGGTTCAAGAATATTCAACAGATGCATCTAATAATAAAATTTTGATATTACATTCAACCGGAGCCAACAGTTTTTCATTGTCCTCGAATGCTAATGGTGTGACATCAGGAGCAACTGCAAATATAACAAGTTTTGATCAAAATTTAATTATTGGTGTTGATACTAATTTTGAAGACGAATTGACGATTAATGATGTCATTACATTACAAGGCGGAACAGAGCAGATGCAAGTATTAAGCATTCTCAATTCAACGGCTATTATTTGCAATACAACAATAGGTGATGGATCAACTCTTAAATTTGATAATAATCTTGTTGATCATCTGATGCTAGAAACGACTATGAGAGGTACAACATCCGCAAATGGAATTAGTGACGGTAACACAACTTTAATTGGTGAAAATTCTTTTTTTGACGAGGATTTATTAGTTGGTGATATTATTTGTTTATCGACAAATACTGCAATTAAAGCACAAGTGACCTCAATAATCAACAGTACAGCCATAGTTACTAACACCGTCATAGGCGATGGATCGTCTAATGTTTCAATTGAACTAAAAGTTTCGAGAAATATGGATTTAGAGCCATCAGAATTAACTGTAACTTTATCTAATAAATATGAAGGAACGAATAATTTTATGGGTTTAACTGATAGTGACGGTATCGGTTTCGTTCAATTAGAAGATGGTGTTGGATTACTTAATGTGTTATATACATCATCAAATACATCTTCAGGTAAATTGCAAATGGAAGAATTGTCTTCATTTTCAAACGTAGAACCAAAGATCATCGTTTCATCATAAATAATAATATGCCTAATCTAGTCACTAATAAATTTAAAATACATAACGCTGAACAGTTTATAGAATCATTATCAGAAACTTCTGCTACAAATCTTTATTTGTTTATAGGTAAAGTTAATGCATGGAGTGATGAGAACGATCCACCAGCACCAACAGATTCAATTGCTAATACATCATTTGATTACTGGAGATCTATGATCTCTGCTAAAAAAATTACGTCTGCCGATGTTAGTCATATCATACCTAGAATAAATTGGGAATCAAATACATCATATACTGCACACAGTCAAAGTAATAATGAACAATCGGCAAATAATTTCTATGTTGTAACGGATCAATTAAACGTTTATAAATGCTTACAAAATAATGTTGCAAATGGTACTTCTACAATTAAACCGACTGGTACTGGAACAGGTTTAATTGAATTAAGTGATGGATATAAATGGAAATATATGTATACCATTTCACCCCAAGATACTCTAAAATTTACTACATCAGAATATATTCCTGTCAAAAAAGTAGGAGTGTTAAATGATGGTTCTAACCAATATACAGTAGAACAATCAGCCGTAGATGGGGCAATAGACGTTATTAATCGAACATCTAATGGTGATTTTTTAGCACAATTTTCTGCGACACCAACCGATAGCACGGGTGTAGAAGTACGAGATTTTGTTGTTGGAGAAGTTATTACTGGTCAGTCATCCGGTAATAAAGGTGTTGTAATTACATATTCTTCAGGTGCTAATACACTTACATATTTCCCAAACGCAAATGCTTTATTTACAAGTTCTGAAATAGTTGTTGGTAATACTTCAGGAGCACAAGCGACTCTTAGTGAGGACATAATTTCAACTTATAAATTTGAGCAAAACGTTTTTTCATCGGTTACAAATACAACAACTTTACAATTGGCAACAGATGCAAATACAACATCTGATAGTGTATATGTAGGTTCGACATTATACATCACTAACAATGCAGGTCGAGGAGAACAATCGGTTATTTCTGCTTATGATGCGGCATTAAGAAGAGTTACAGTTCAAAATGCATTTACAATTACTCCTAATACCAGTTCGGGGTATACAATTTCACCAACAATCACTATTAACGGTGATGGTTCCGACGCTAAAGCACGATCAATAGGTAATTCAACCTTTGGTGTACAAGACATATTGGTTACGAATAAAGGATTAAACTACACAACTGCAAGTATCTCAATTACCGCTAATGGATCTCATGGTACAGGTGCTAATGCTGATGTTATTATCGGACCAGTTGGCGGTCATGGTTTTAATGCAATTGAAGAATTAGCAGGTAACAGAGTTATGGTCGATTCAAGAATCACTGGAAATGAATCGGGGTTTTTTACAACCGATAATGAGTTTAGACAGGTTGGACTTGTTAGAGATCCACTTCAAAGTGCTAATGCAAATGCCTTTTTTTCAAGTGATTTGGCAGATCAATCATCAAAAATTACAGTACGTGAAGTTGCTGGAACTTTTCAGGCAGACGAGGTTGTATTTCAAGGAGATTCTCTTTCGAATAGTACCGCTAATGGTGTTGTCGTTGACTTTCTAAATAATAATAGATTAAGATTAAATCAAGTATCGGGATCTTTTGTATCAAATTCAACAGTAAATTCTATTACTGGTAATACTACAGGTGCAACTGCAATTATTGTAGCAAATGGTGTATCTAATTCAGATATGAAACCATATAGTGGAGATATTTTGTATATTGAAAATAGAACAAACGTAACTAGAGCAACCAATCAAATCGAGGATTTCAAGATTGTTCTTGAGTTTTAAGGAATAGTAATGCCTAAATTAACTACCGACTTTAACGTAACCCCATATTATGATGATTTTGATGAGGCGAAAAAGTTTTTCAAAATATTGTATCGTCCTGCATATTCTGTGCAAGCGAGAGAACTTTCACAGATGCAATCGATTCTTCAAAATCAAATTGAGCAATTAGGTGATTACAATTTCTCTGATGGTGACAGAGTATACGGTTGTGAGGTGTCTCTTAATACAAAAATTAATTCACTCAAATTAAAAACAAATTATGCGAGTGTAGAAATTGTCACAGCAAATTTTGAAGGAAGAATAATTGAAGGTAATACGTCTGGAGCGAGAGCAACGGTAGTAAAAGCAGAAAAATTTACTCAGACAACTTTGAATACTTTAATGATTAATTACCTAGATGAAAAGGTATTTGTAGATGATGAAATTATTCAAACGGTAGATACAGGTACGACATATTTTGCAAACGTTGCAGGCGAAGATGAAGGTTTGGCAGATGTTACAACTCTAACAACTTCAATTGCATCCCAACCTGGATCGATTGTATCAATAGAAGAAGGGGTATTTTATGTTGGTGGGTATTTTGTTTATGTATCTCCACAAACTATTGTTCTAGATTTATATAAAAATGCTCCAACTTATAGAATAGGATTGCAAATTGTTGAAAGCATAGTTTCTAGTGTTGATGATACGAGTTTGTTGGATAATGCATTAGGATCGCCAAACTATACTGCACCTGGAGCAAATCGATATAAAGTTGATTTAACATTATCTAAAAAAGAAATTTTTCAAAGTGGTGTACCTATCGTATCTTCTGGATTAACTTTTACCGCTTCATCAAATACTGCTACAATTACAACATCGACTGATCATAATTTAAATAACGGTGATATTGTTGTAATAAGTGGCGCAAATCAATCTGAATTTAACGGTAGATTTCCTATTGCAAATGTAACTAGCGGAACTACCTTTACAGTTTTTGTTGCTGGAAAACCAGCCACACCTGCAACAGGAACACCAGTATATACAAAAGTAATTACTGATCCTCTCGAGGCAAGATCTGATGTAGATTTTATTGAGTTGTTAAGGGTAGAAAATGGAATTGTAGTCAAACAAGTTTCGAGTCCTTTGTATGGTGCAATAGGTGATGTTCTGGCACGAAGAACATTTGATCAATCTGGTGACTTCACAGTAAAACCGTTTTCACTTGCATTTGAAACACACAAAATAGCAGGTGTTGCTTCTGCAAGAACATCAGCAAATGCATGTACAAATTTTACAGGTGCAGGAACAGGGTTCGTTTCTCAACTCGTAGATGGTGATACAATCTTTCTTTCAGGAAATACAAACAAAACTGCCACAATTTCTTCAATCGCAAACAATACATCTTTGACATTGACATCAGGTACTTCATTAGGTGATGGTAGTGATGATCAAAAAATAGGTGTTGACACGAAAGTTACTGCATCACTTAGTCCAGGTAAGGCATATATTAAAGGTTACGAATTTGAAACTGTCACAACAACTTTTGTTGATGTTGATAAAGGACGAGATACAAGAACTGTTAGTGGTGAACAACAAGGCACAGATTTCGGACCATTTTTAAAAGTGACAGATTTATATCAAAAAGTTGGGTTTGATCTTGGTGTTGATACTGGAGCACTTGGGACTGGAACTGGCGCCGCCGGTATGGATCTAATTGAATTACATTGTGCTAAGTGGGTTTCTACAGGTCCAACAAATGCTGAAGATAGATCTATTTTGTTGGAGGCAGGTCAAGATAACACGACAAATAATAATATTGATTTTGTAGGAGTTAATCCTGCAAGCGATCATACAAAAATAGGTACTGCTAGAATAAGACAACTTGATTATAGAGCAGGAAGAGATAGTTCTGTAACAGTATTATATGATACAAGTGATCCTAATGCAAGTACAGAAGCAAATACTCATCATAGAATTTTTCATTCAATTTATGATGCACACCTTTTTGATTTTAGATTTAATAAAACAACAGGAACAGTTAGCGCCGCAAATGCAAACACATCTCAGATCGATTTGGCAACAAATAAATTTGGTACTGCAAATACATTATATGGTGTTGAAGTTACAGTAAATACATCTTTTCTCGGAGTAACGACATCCGACACACGTAGAATTATTGAATGGACCGGTGCTATCAGTAATTATAGTTCGCCAATGGATAGTGCATATAGGGCACGTTTAGACAGTCCATTATCACAACCAACTACCACAAGTACAACTTACAGTTTAAATTTTTCTATTAAAAACGTAAGATCAGGTGTTAAAATTGATTCGAATGCAATAACTGATGCATTTAATATTGATCCAAGTGGTAAAGTTGGTGGTGTAGAGACAGGAGATACAATTCTCTACAAAGCAAATGATGATGAAAGAACATTAATTTTTCCATTACAAAATCAAACCGTAGCAAATTTAAGTCCCACTGGATCTAGTTCAACGACTTATAGATTTAAGAGAACATTTACCGTTACTCTAAATTCAACATCTGGAGGTACTGCCACTGCTCCAGCAGGTGAAGCATTTTATCCAGCAACAACAAAAACTTTATCCGCCTCTGAATCAGATGCAAATTATATTATAACAGCCGTTACTGGTACTCACGAAGGAAGAGTGATCGAATTTTCTAATACTTCTGGTACTGGTTTAAATGGGGGTTCTTCTTATACTAGAAGTATTGCTCTCGAAAATAATGGAGGTACTCTGGTTGTGCAAGCACGTTCTGATGCTACTGGTGCCCCAGATTTTGCATCTCATCAAGTACAAGTCATAGCAACTATGGAGAGATCAAATGCGACAAATAGTGGTGCTGGATCTCAAATTGCTAAGAAAACGCTTGTCACTGGTAACACAACAGTTGCAAACGTAGATCATAATTCTTCAAATACAATTCAAGCAGATTCTGGACAAATTGTATTTGGTACGTCTATGAATACTGAACCTGGTGCGAATAATTCATTAAAAATTTCTGATGTGAAAAAATTAGTTGCAGTAGTTGATTCATTAAATCCTGATGCAAATGTAAAAACTGCTATGGTGACTGCATCTATCGCTGACTCTGCAAATCAACATAATATAACTTCAAGATTTGAATTCGACACTGGACAAAAAGATAATTATTATGATTATGGAAAAATATCATTAAAACCTGGTGAAGATAAACCGGTAGGTCAAGTAATTGCAATCGTGGATTATTACACTCATAGTGGTACAGGACCTTTTACAGTTGATTCATATACCTATAGTGGTTCGTCAAATACACCTTATACGGAAATACCAGCATTTACATCACCTGTTACAGGTAACAAATTTCAATTAAGAGATGTAGTTGATTTTAGACCAAAAAGAATTGGTATTGATACTGCTAATACTGATGGATCTTCTTATACAAATGACATTATAACTACCGCTAATGTCTTTCATGGAAAAATATTACCAGATTTTGATTATACATTTGATACAGACTATGCACACTTTCTACCCAGAAAAGACAAGGTAGTTCTCACAAGAGATAGGAATTTTAAAGTTATCAAAGGTGTTTCTGATATTGCTCCAGTCTTGCCAGCAGATGATGAAGATAGTATGACGTTATACTCTATGGAGATACCTGCATATACTTTTAATGCAAATGATATTCAAGCAAGATATATTGATAATAAAAGATTCACTATGAGAGATATCGGAACTCTTGAAAAAAGAATTGAAAATCTTGAATATTATGTGTCTTTAAATTTACTTGAAAAAGAAGCAGATGGATTGACAATTACAGATGTAAATGACAATGATAGATTTAAGAATGGTATTTTAGTAGATCCTTTCGCAGGACATAGTATAGGTGATGTTTTTAATACTGATTTTAATGCATCGGTTGATTTTAGTAATAAACATTTACGTCCTCCTTTCAAGTCTGATTTGCATAGACTTGACTTTGATGCTAATACGCAAAATAGTACATTAGTAAATAATGGTGGAATCTTGTCATTACCATTTACATCAAGTCCATTTCTAGATCAACCATTAACTGGAAATCTACTTGGTAAAAATACACAAAAGAAACTTTCGGTTAACCCATTTTCATTTCAAAATTATATTGGAACACTCGATTTAGATCCTCCTACGGACAACTGGTACGATACAAATGTCAGACCACAAGTTGTTGTAAATCTTGAGGGTCAATATGATAATTGGCAAGATATGCCAACCAATAATGGTCATGGATCACATTATAATGATTGGGAAGAGATATGGTCTGGTGTTCAAGTCATAGAAGACGTAAAATCTGGAACAAGAGATGCAGGTGATGTTGCTAGTAATGATAGAAGAGCAAAAACTACAGGACAAAATAAAACATTAACAGGTTTGAAGAAAGGTAATGTTCCTGAAAAAATTCTTAAAACGATTGGTAATAAAGTTGTTAATGTATCAGTTCTACCAAAGATTAGACCTCAAACAATTACGTTTCTTGCAA